AAAGGCTTCCGGCCCCGTAGCCGACAGGGGCGCTGCACCGGAGGGGGGTATCGCAGTTCCACCCATCGTGGAGGTGCCACTAGGGCCTTCAGCCATTCTTTCAGCCAGGGCGCGTTTAGCGGCGTCTTTATCTTTCGTCGCTTTCGCTGCTTCCTTCTGGCGCATGATGTTGCGGGACCAGTCATAGCCGCCCATGAACCCCTGTACCGCACTCGTGAAATCGTTTGCTGCCATGTTACATTCCTCTACGGATGTACCCGCCTGTGCTCATCATTGGTATAGCGCCGACTGCCCCGCCCATCGGCTGGGCGCCTGGAGGCGTGGTCACCATTGCACCACCAGCGGCCATAGGCTTGGGGATGCCGCTTTGCGTTTTCTCGATCAGCTTATCGAAGAACTCGGTACCCTTCCGGCGCACTACTTCTTCTGGTACCACGTACTCACCATCAGAGAGCTTGGCATCGATAAAGTCATCTTTGGGACCGCCGGGGCCGTTGATCTCGCCGTCCTGGGTGCCTACATTATTGTAGCCGTCGACCTCACCACCATAGGCGTACCCCGGTATCCCAGCGGCGAAGTTGACGCCAGGCCCCATACTGCGAGGAGCGCCCCTCATTGGCACGCCTGCAGCTTGGTTGTCGCCGTAGTTTTCTTTGATGACGTAGCCACCATCTGCATATCCTGGAACGCCGAGATTGCCCCAACCACTAGGAGCGCCGAACGCACCTGGTCCTGAGCCCCCGCCGCCGGTCGGTGCACCGCCGCCAGCAGCGCCCGCAAAGGCCGGGAGGGCCATGGACATGCCACCAGTCATAGGTGCGGCAGCGATACCTGCCAGGGTTGCAGCTGCTCCGAGCCAGTCTGTTTGAGAACTGTTCTTCATCTGTTGGCGCTGTACTTCATTGTTGAACCGTTGCTGGTCAACGTTGAGTGCGTTACCAGTAAAGATACCTGCTGCATTAAGCCAAGGCAAAGCGGACTGCTGCACCATCTGTGCGCCGCCCTGCTGACCTGCTAACTGATTCTGGAGTACGTTGGAGCCTACATTCACACCCTGCTGCGCTGCCTGCCCGGCATTGGCCGCATTGGCTTGGCCGAGATTGATGGCCTGGTTGCGTAATTCGCGGCCCTTATCCTCAACATACCGCCGGCCTTCGTTGGCAGCTTGAACTTTAGCAATGGCTTCTTGCTGGCGCACTTGGGCGTCGAGCGCCTGAGCGCGAGTATTGCTCGGGTCAATGCCGTAAGATTCAAGACGTTGCTGGGCCTGGTTGCGCTGGGCTTCAAACGCTCGGCCGACATCGCCCATACGGGCAGCGGCCTCCTGGTCTTGGCGACCCTGCGTACTGAACGTCTGAGCATCACGAACCAGCTGTTGTTCCATAGGTATGAAGGATTCCTCATACCGTTGCTGCCAGTCTTCAGCTGCGCCAAGGCGGCTCTCAGCAACACCCTCCTGAGAACTGATGATCCTGTCCAGAAGCTCTTGCTGAGAAGCCCATTGTTCTTTGGCCCAATCGAGCGTATCCAGTCCAGTTTCTTTGAGTAACTTCGCGTTTTCAGAGAAGAAAGACTTGGCTGGGCCATAGTCTGGTCGGTATCCTACAGTGCCACCCATATCACGCCCTCGTTCTTTGTGCTAACCATATCATAATCAATGTCATACCCATAGGGTTTGTTACATCCGCTGTTGCTGATTCTCTAGGTCAACCAGCTCATTCCTTAATGAGTCCAGGCGCCGAGCTTCAAGGTCTGTTAAAGGTCGCTGCTCCTGCACCCGCAGCAATTCAAATATGTCCTTCTTGATCGCTCGGATCTCCCTGCGAACCGCATGCTGCTCATAGGTGGCGATCTTTAAGTAGGTCTTGTCGGCCCAGCTCATTATCTGGTCCTGCTTGGCCTCAACAAAACTGGTACCGAACCAGCCTATGCCGCTGACTAAAGCAGCAAAGGTCGCAGTGTATATGGCGCTTTTTACATCAAATGCCATTATGAGTACCCCCCAATTGGTGGAATCAGCGAGATAAGCGGGGCCTTAATCCATAGGTAAACAGCATAGGCCAAGACCACTACCACAATAAGTAAAACAAGCGCCTTCATCCATTTGGGTACGAACTTTTTGAACAGGTTATAGAGTTTCATAAACATATCATAAAGACCATTTATTAAGGTAGTAGTCAAACAGTGCGTCCATTTGCACGTCAGATAGCCCTTCTTCATAAACTACTAGTTCACCGATCCAGCCAATAGCTTGCTGGTTGTTGGGTGTGAATGATTGCAGAAACTTGCCATAATTCCAATTCTGCGCAATACCTACGCCGCTGATCGTCCACACTGGTTGACCAGATATCCTAGCCCTGTAGCTAGTAGAGTCATATCTACAAGCGAATACATGCGGTAGGTTATCATTAGCGAGCGTTGTGATAACACCAACATCATCGCCGCTAATGGTAAGAGTGGCACCGGAGGTATTCACAATCGCCCGGTCTCCTGGTGTTGTGTCCATATCAACAAGAGTGCCGCCAGAGCTGGCAGGGTCTAACCGACCGACAACAAACAGCGTAAAGCCTGAAGAGATAACAAACGGGGTAGCTGCCACCAGACTCCTCAGTGTTACGTCGGGGGCTTCTACGATAGCGAGCCCCGTCGTTGGGTCAGTCGACTCGGGTATCGCTGCGCCTTGCGCGTTGGTATCAGCCTGCGTGCCACGAGTTGCGGTCAAATCGTTCGCCCATCCTGTGACGTTGCCGCCCAGTGTCGTAAGCGTATCTGGGTTCAGCCATATCGAGAACCCCGGTACCGGTAAATTCGGGTTAACCACTACAGTCCAATTTGCAATATTCGAGTCAGCCGCCCCCAATGATGTTGTCAATGTAACCTGTACCGCATAGGGTGACAGGGACGCAGCACCGACATCAACAGTACCAGAAATAACCCCCCGACCAACACCAGTCGCCACGATGGATAACCCAGCAGGCAAGTTCACGGCAGAATACGTCGGGGTAAGCCCGTTACCCTCGTTGAATAGCAAGGTAGTGTCTATGGGGGCAATAGCTTCCCCCTCAGCATATGCCTGATCAGCAAGGGTACCAGTAAATATCGGCGGAATAGCGACACCAGCAAACTGGATATACGCCAGGGTGTAGTAGACCGGCACTGCTTCATGGAAATGGGTGCCACTATTTTGCATGTCGTGCGGGTGGGGTGTTGGGGTCGCGTTCACATATTCAACAGCCTCAGTTGCAGCGAAGTCGTTACTATTCGCGCCTGCTGACGGTTGGTTAACAAATTGGTGGTCGTCTCCACTGTTGTTACTCGTTGATAGATGGGTAGTTAAAGGCAGGGTTGGGATGTCCGACGCTTTAAGTGTTGTGCCACTGGCGCCTCCATGCGTATGCGCGCCTGCGGGCTGCGCCGAGAAGTTGCCGCCAAGGTTACCAATCGTGTCGAATAGGGGCTCTGCAACGTCATACGATACAATAAACCGACCGCTAAGGTCGGGTGTACTGTTCGTACCATCACAAAGGTTCCACCCCATTGGTACCGCGAGTGGGCTGCCGGACCACATAAAGATCATACCAGCAGTGAGGGGGTTATCAGTTTCCAGAAGAATATCAACCCCACCAATAGTTGGTCGGGCACCTGCTGGGGGAACCACCAATTGGTTAGATACGTCCGCTGATTCCCCACGCACTGGTACCGCAACGATCTCACCGTTGGTCAGTGCGTTGGCGTTGAGGTCAACATCACCGAGAAACTGTGCGGTATCTGGTTCGATAAACCTGCCCATCGTACCGGCTGTCATGCGGACACCAATACGTGCCCCTGCAGGGAAATCCCTTTCTGTTGTAGCCTCCCACGCTCGGACAACAACCAATGAGTCCCCGCTACGGAGCGTGCAGCGCACTATTTCTCTGTTGCCAACACCATCGTCCAACACCGCCAAGAAATACTCATCGTCAGTGTCAGTGGTGGGGAACCGCCCGCCGTAACCGGCTTGGACAACAATAAGTGTCTGTCCAATTATCAGGTCCTGGGCGAGGAGTGCGCTGCCATTATTTGAGAATTTCTGTGGCATTAGAGTTTCATTATAAAGGCTAATACATAGTACGGCGGTATGAAGTCATGGACGTGGTCACCGTCGCTAGGGATACCGTGCGTATGTGATGTGGGTGCCCCGTTTACATACTCAACTGCCGAGACGCTCGGATTGTCGTTGTTCTGAGCACCGGCCGCTACCCTGTTAACTATGTTGTGGTTATCAGAGCTGTTGTTGCTTATCGCTGAGTGTGCTGTGATCGTAAGTGTCGGTATGTCAGATTCAAGCAGGGTCCTTGGGTCAGTAGCGCCACTGTGGTCGTGCGCACCATCAATGGAAGTCAACGCGCTGCCGCCCTGGTTCCCTACAGTATCGAACAGTGGGTTACCGGCGTCGTAGGATACGATAAATTGGCCACTAAGGTCTGGTGTGCCATTGCCACCATTACACAGTGCCCAGCCGGTCGGGATGTTACCGATAAGGCCAGACCACATGCCGATTAACCCAGGCGGTATAATCGTGTCAGTTTCCAGAAGAATACCAACCCCACCAATAGTCGGTCGGGCACCAGCAGGAGGAACAACAAGTTGGTTACTCGTATCACCTGTTGCCCCACGAAGGGGTACGGCGACGATCTCACCGTTGATCAGTGCATTACCACCGAGGGATACATCACCTGTAAAAATAGCATCATCTGACTGTACAAAAGCCGCCATAACCGCAGCCGTTGGTCGGCACTCAATACGGGTATCACCCAACAGGAAATTCTGCTCGATGGTGTTTTCTTGCGCTCGAACGATCGTCAGAATGTCACCAGTGACATCAGTACAAGTGACGATCTCAATGTTGTCATTGATATCTTGCAGGGCCGCCGTGAAGAACTGGCCGGGTGCAGGGCTTGGAAACAGCGCCCCCTCACCAGGCTGTACTTGCGCAGTCAATTCACCTATCAGACAGTCAGCTGCCAGAATACTGGTGGCGTTATTGGAATATAGCTGGTTTGCCATTAGGTTTTCCTCGAATACCCGCCTTTCGGTTTCTTGGCCATCTTGCTCGCTACCTTCTTAGAAGGACAGCGCTTCGGTTTGGGTTTCTTGTTGGCGCACATACCCATGTACTTTTGCTGCTTCTTCGATACAGCCGGCATTAGGTAATAGTCCAAGAGAAGCCAGGGGCACGGAGTGGGCCGCCACTGGTGGATACGCTGACTTTGACCGCGGTAACGCCGGGCGTAGTCGGTGTACCACTAATAATGCCAGTAGCTGAGTCGATGACCAGCCCCACTGGCAGGGGGGCAGCGCCATATTTGACCAACCCGACCGTTGAAAGGTCATACAGCACGCTGGTATCCAGTGGGGCAATCGGCGCAGCACTCGCATCAGTCTGGGCAGCGATGGGCGTACCACTAAGGACCGGCTGTGTATCGTCGTTAGCATCAACGCCGTGGTGCTCCAAGGATGAAAACTGCGAACGCTTACTCATGATACTCTCCTACGTTGTGATTAGACTTCCAAGCTCACTTACAAATACAAACTGAACATCATTAACGTCCAGTGACCCTCCAGTTATGGCAGTTACTGCATTCCCTACTTCCATACGGAAGATGTTCCCAACAGCAGTTTCAGGGACCTCAAATAGTGCAGTAATACTAATGAGCGTATCCTCAGTGTTCCGCCCAATGCCGACAGTTAAGCCGCCAGCGGCGGCAGCGGTGGTTACATTGAATAGCCGTATGTCAAACGCCCGCCCTTGGTTAAGGGAATTGTGCCCTACAAGGTTAAGGACCACCATCAACTGCCATACCCCAGCTATATTTACAGTAAACTCATCCGAAGCGGGTATCATCGTGACGCCACGTTCCACAGATGGGTTGACCGAATCGTAGGGAAGGGTTGTAAAGGCAAGCCCGATGTCATAGAGCACTGGCGTATCCAACGCCATACCACCGTAACCGGCTGGGACAAGCTGTACGATTATCTTTTCAAGTGTATCTATGCGTGCTGTCAGGCCATCGATGATGGTCAAGAACTCACTCACGACAATCGCTGAGTCGTCTATAAACCCACGTTGCCGAGTCAGGATCTCCATCTGTTCTTTCAGAGCGTCTGCTGTTGCCGCCACGGCATTGACTTCACGCTGTGGGGTGGGTATGCCCCTGTATGCCTTAATGTCCTCTAGCTGCGGGAGCGTCGGCGAGTTGAGAAACAGTATCGGGTTTCTGATGCTAGGCATTGCGTAGCTCCTTACCCGTCTCAGCTATCCGTGCCGATTTAACGTTGATGGTGCCCTCGAACTCGACCCACCATTTGTCATTCTTGAACCCAGATGGCAGTCGATACTGCTTCTGATCAGGTACGGCACCGCTGTAAACAAGCGCCCCATCGGCGAATACCCGCATGAGTAACCCACCTGCACCGAAGCCAGGGTCAGCACCGACGCCAGAAGTGCCAGTTGTCTGCAACAGCGGGCCACCACCGATAGGCATCTTGTTGCTGCCAAGGTCAGGGAATATGTTCAAATCCGGGCCGGTGCCAATGTAGGTGTACTGGTTATAGGTATTCAACGGCGCTGCGAACCGGGCAACGTTAAACGCCAGGATATCACCAACAGCACCAGCAGATAGTACGATACCGTCAGCATTAATCTGATAGGCGCCAAAATTCACCGGGCGCGGAGTGACATATTCCTTAGACCGCCATTGGTAAACAACCGGCAGGCCATCGGGTGGATTCCACAAATAGATCTTTTTCTCATTGACGAAATAGACTTCGCCGTTATAGATGTCCGTCTGTATAGACTGGTTGATCCAGTGTTTATCGAGAGTCGAAAAAGCGCTCATTTGATCAGATGGTGCGAACATCAACCCTTTATCGTCAACGTAGAAAGCTACATAGTACTCCTGCCAGCGAGCACCATCCTGTAAGGACGGGAAGTACTGCAGGGTCCATTCGTCTTTCGTAAGGATATTTTTGGTTGCGTTTCTAACACCAGACTGATCAACGAGCATTAAGCCGTTAGGGCCTGGGTAGTATACACCAAACGGCATATTCACAATGCCGAATTTAGACAGGCAAGGCTCAGCGAAGTCACTGTCAGCCAGGGTTATAGTAGCTGGATTTATGCCCGTAGCAATAGATGGTGCGCCATCAGTCATGACAGCAATAGAGTTGCCGAAGATGCCGAACCCTTCTACGTTATAGGATAGCGATAGCACATAGTCTACTGGCCATGCATGCGGGCGGTACGGTTCACTGAAATAGATGTCGCGGCCGACATAGCCGACAAGGAAGCCATTAGGGTGAACGATCAACCCTTCGAGTGCATCCGGCGGTTGGGTCCAATTAAAGCTCTCAAGCAGCGCGTTCTGAACTGCCTCGGCGTTTGTGGTTGGGTCAATAACAGCCGTGGTGGCCAGCGGAATGTTGTCTACAACCAGGTACATCTGCCCGGTACCGGCTTGGGACACAGTACGATACAGCCGCTTGGTGAAGCTGGGCCGGTTGGCTGCGTCGGGGATAACAGTATCCATGCCGGAAATTGTCCACACCGCGTCGGACGGACCTGAAGATATCGATACGTCCAAGATCTCTGACGGTTGACTCTCCTCTCCGAATTCAGATACGAAGGTGTATGCATATGCCCGAGTAACCACTGGCGCAACACCACTACCATCATTGACAACATTCGCGGGAGTTGTCGGACGCGGGACCCCTAACAGATACGGCGCCAAATCCGCAGCTATGCGATCCTCAGTATTGTACCTGGGCGGTTGACCTTCTTCAGTCCAATAGTACCGCTTGAATGTGTCATTAACCACCGGGGCCTTGACGAAATGTGAGTTCTTCTGTGCGAATGTCACCCATAGATCAGTAGGGTCTCGGGGGATTCTGAAGAACCGATTGATCTCAGGAACAGTGGCGCTCAGGTCTTCAATAAGGCGTGGTGTATGTAACCCGCGCAGCTCGCCAGACAGCAACAAACAGTTGCGTGCGAACTGACCAATACCTTGGGGGAGCTGTTCTTTGCCGTAGCGTGGAAGCTCACCACCGAAGTTATTGAGGGTGATCATTGTCATGTAATGGCGTCCTCGATAGTGAACACCAAACTATCGCGTTTGATTTCACCGTTGCTCATGGTCGCCAGGATGTCCACTGTGTATTCAGTCTGGTCGATGCCGCCCAGCCCAGCCGTCACAATGAGCCCGGTAGCCGCAGTATTAATAGCGGCAGAGGCGGGGAACGCGGGGGCAGTAACAGGCGTGACAGTCAGTACGGCAGAGACAATCGTCTGCCCAGTAAACAGCCACCGGGTGTAGTCAACCGGGTAATCTTTCTGCTCTACGGTAGCCAGTTCGAATCTGTTCAGGATCATTAGCAGTTGCCCTCACGCGGGGCGACGTAGCTGGTACGCTCCTCCGCTGGTACGATTGTGGTGACTCGGGGCTGAATAACCGTAGTACGGTGTTCATATGGAACGATGCACTTTAGGTCTTCGACCGGTACGCACGTCCCAGTTACCATGGCGGGTATCTCCAACCAGCATCGGCTGTGGTATACAAACTGCGCACTCTTACACGCGCCTGCCCCATACCGGAACGGAACCGCCTAAGATGATACCGGGCCTGAACTGTATTGGTCCAAGGCTTATCCGGCATGTTGTACATCCGGCCGCAAAGGCCATCGAGGATAGTGTCGAAATCGTAGGTGACCGTATCTTCTGGCACCAGTGAATAGTCCTGCGGCTTAATGGCTACTATACCAACCAAGGCGTCGGGCTTGTCTTCTGGGTACTTTATATGCAGAGCGATGGTCCCCGGTATGGGCGTGCCGGTAAACCTCACTTGGCGGTCGTCGACAAGGGCCGCATACGTGGTTAGTATGTTGGATGATGTAGGGGCCGGTAAGGTGTACTCCCGCTGGTTGGCAATGATATCAATCGGGTTGGTTCTGGCGAGATAGGAACCGGACCACACAAAGAATTCGCGGAACGTACCCATAAGCTCTTGCCGTAGGGTGGCGTTCGGGGCGCCTGCAATACGGGTGGCTGCCTCAGCCGTGAACACGGATACGTCAACAAGGTTCATGCGAATTTACCTGTCAGCTTCGTAATGAAGCGTTTATGCACTTTGTCCGCCCTACCGTCCAATGAAAATTCGTCATCCCCGATGCCTATCATTGACACAAGATAGTCGACAACTGAGGTAAAGTATGTGTAATCGATCGGGAAGGGGTCGGCGAAGTTGGTTATGTCGTACTGGACCCAGGGGTCGTTTATTGTTGCCAGGAACAAATCACCACGAAGGCGGCGAACATCAGCCATGGCGTCATTGAAATAGCGCATGAACTTCTCATCGCTATGCCGAAAATTGGGGCCTGCAGCATCCTGCACGATGTCGCGGGCCTGAATAACAGCGTCATTGATTGTGTAGGACATGAGTTATTCTTCTGTTTTCTTCTTCCGGTAGGTGCGTTTCTTGGGTGGCGTCAGTGCCGATTCAGGTTCGGGTGTCGGTTCGACCTTGGGGGCGGGTTTAGCCACTTCGAACTCCTCCATGTAGTTAATTTTTGCCACTACTTCATTCCAACGATGCACCGACCCATCAATCTTACTCCTCAGCATCTTCATAAGTGCCTCCTAAATGGCGGGGGCCGAAGCCCCCACCGGTTTCGGACTACTGCTGTTACAAGATGGACTTACGACCATACAGTACAGCAAGGGACTCAGGCTTGACAACCTGACGACCATATACCTGCAAACCGCGCATGATGGTACCGAAGGTGGACTCGCCACGCAGGGTTTCCATCTTGCTCAGCTGGGAGGCGAAGGTCAGACCGGAGTCATGACCGGCCATGATTGCAGTTGCATCACCAAGGGCATCGGTGGGAACCACAGTCGGCAGCAGGTTCGACGCATACAGAGTGAAGCGGTCGATCATGCCCAGACGGCCGTTACGAGAGATCGAAACGTCGTCACCAGTCAGAGCGGCGTCACGCAGCTCCGAACGCTTGATCATGGCAGCCATCCACGCGGGGATAACGACCCAACGACCACGCTCGGGTACATTCTGCTCATCGAGCACCTGACCCAGGTTGGTGATGGCGTCGACAACTTCCTGCTCACCGGCTACGCCGCCACGGGCGGTCAGCTCGATCGGTACCAGAGCGGTACCCAGGTCGATGTTCTGCGACAGACGACCAGCGGTGTTACCCTGGTTGGCTGCAGCAGCGCCGGTCCTCATGAACTCCAGTACCTCGGTATCGATCTGGATCTTCATCTGCTCGGAAGCATCATCGGCCCACATGCTCATCTGATTGATGTCAGACTGGATCTCCATCACGTCGTCGAGGATCGTGTTGAAGTAGAAGCCCTTGTCGATCAGCAGCTCAACGATTGCAGCCGCCGGACGCTCAAACAACAGCGACTGGTTGGCCTCGTAGGCGTTAATGCTGATATCAGGTTTCTGACGGATGTTGACCTTATCACCGTAGGAGGTGATTTCGCCTTCGTAGTCAGTATTCGAGATAGCCGCGATGACGGTGGCATCGTAGAACTTCTCGATCAGTTTACCGGACCAAATCTCCGGAATGAACGTCCCCGAATACGCGGGGTTCGGATTGGCTGAGCCCGCCGGGGTGGGGGTGCCTGTGACTGGATATGCCATTTTAATGTCTCCTAAATAGTGTTAGCACGAAAGGTTAAGCTACGATTCTGCCCTCGGGTCCCGCTGCAATAATGTCAGCTTCCAAGGAAGCCTTTTTCGCTGGGTCATGTTTGTACTTGCCCCTGCGTACATCTGCATAGAAAGCCGTAATATCTGCCTGCCGCCAAATGCGCTTACCGTCTTGAGTGCTAACACCACCGCCCGCCCGAGGCTTACCGGGGGCTGCGATTTCGGACATATCAACTGCGGGCTTCCGTTCTGCTGCCGCTGCTGGTGCCTCATTCGCTTGGGGGTTAAGTGCTGCGTGTTCGTTCTGGTAACCCTTGAAGAAGTTTACAACGCGGGCCGCGTCGTTCTCCGCAAAGGCTTGCTGCAACAAGATATGCCTGGACGTACCAGCATACACATCGTTTTCTCCTAGCCATGCCAGGAATCCTGCGTCTCCATTCAGCTCTTTCCAAGTCGGCACCTGAGTATCCAGTGTGGTATACACCTGCTCTTGTGCTATCGTGGCGGCGGAGCTGGAAACCCCACCGAGCTGGTCTTTCAACTGAGCATTCTCAGTTTTCAGCTGATCAAGCTCACCTCCGAATTCCTCGCGGGCAGCACGTCTCATAACATTAATGAGATCCGCACCGTACTCCGAGATTTCTTCGTCCTTAATCAGTTTCGGACTTTCAGACGCGGCTGGCTTGGGGTCTGGTTCCGGCTGTTTAAGGGAGGCAATAGCCTCCGAGAGTGTCTTGTTCTGTGCTTGCAGATCGCGCACGGCAATATTTAACCGTGGCACTTCTGCATCATACTTACCCTGTAAGGTCTTGTACTTCTGTTCCCACCCAGCGTCAACTACAGGGGCTGCTGCGGGGGCCGCTTCTTCAACGGCGGGAGCGGCTTCCTCAACTTTCGGGGCTTCATCGTCGACAGCAAGGTCGTCAGTAGATACGGGTGCACCGCTCTCAGCTTTCTCTTTGGCATCAATTTCTGCCTGCTCCTTTTCAGGATCGCGGGCTTCGGTCTGCACGGGATAAATCTGTGCGTGCATCTTGTCTACTGCTTCTGCTTGTTTCCGAATTGCTGTTGGGGTTGCCATGATAAGCGTCTCCTAAGTTTTGGGCTGCTTTGCTTTGTTCAGATTGGTTGGCGCCTCATTAACGGCTTCCAGAAGGTCTGAGAATGCGCGGAGTTGCCCACGCAAATACTCGTCTCCCTTCGGCTGTTTAATGTGTGCCTCGTTTTGGATACCACAATGGCGAGCCACAGCTTCAATGAAGACCACGAAATCAGCGTTTCCTCTGAGATTCGTGACCGCCTGTAGCTGCTGCGGTGTGAGTGTAAGTCTAACCATAGTGGGTTACTTCGGATAAGTCCGCTTCGTACCTCCTTTCGAGTTGGGTCCTTCGCCTGCACTGGCGTCCTTGGCTTCGCTGGCTTTACCACAATAAGCACTACCACCGGCACCTTTCACGGCCTTATTTGGGTACGACTGAATCTGCCCCGGTCGACCCATGTTATGACCATCGGTCTGGCCATTAGTAGCGTTGTTCTGCGCAGCCGGGCGCGGGAAGTTGTTCCCACTCATGCCTTCGCCGAACGAGCGCGTAGTGCCGCCTCGTGATGCTCCGTTTGCGCCGTCTGATGCGTTCTTCGCATCTGCAGGCTTCGGGCTATATTGCTTCTGCCCGGTCTTTTCATAGTCTTTCATCATGTCAAGTCTCCTATTGACTCGTTCTAAACGCATTGTCTAATTCAGCGGCAACGCGCTCACCGCCTCCGGGGTTCGGAGCTTGGTTCCCGTCGCCCGGCGGTTGCCCGGCCATCGCTGCTTGCTGCGCCGTCTCTGCTTGCTGTTGCGCTTCAAGGTCTGATTCGCTGGGGACAATCTTCTCACCTGGCATGCCGAGGTCACTGGCAAGGTCACGGAGAATAGCTGCACGCCCAGGCTCGCCTATGATCTTCGCATCGATCGGGTTACTGGTCATATTCAGGTACTCCAGTTTGCGCATACGGTCTTGCTCTTTCTGCATGGCGACTGTCACACCCTTGACTTGGATATTTTCGTCACCCCTCAACACACCTTCTGTGTCGGTGAGCATGACGTAGGTGTACAAATCCTGAATGGCCTGGTCATAAATATCATTATCGATCTGGGCAGCGACGTTCTGTAGAACCTTGGAGGCATTATTCATGAGCATCGACAAGCCGGAGGCTGTTGAAGCCGCGCCGCCGGTACCGCCTTTACCGCCGGTCAAGTACCGGGGTATCGCTGAGGTCTCGTCAGCAAGCGTGCTCATAGCATTAAATACTTGCATCAATTCCTGCGCATTCGACTGCGGTTGGAAGAATGAAATAGGGGGTTTGTTGTCGGTAGCTGCTGGATCACTCTGAAATCTCCAGCGTTTCCATGGGTATAGTGAATCGGCGTCCGTATTCGGTCCGAGTCGTTCTTCATCGATAGCAACCTGCGGGCCTGAAGCGATGGACATGTTATTCACAAGGGAGCGTAAAGCCGCGTTGGCAACGTCTTGAATGTCATCGATGATGTCAGTGACGCCGTTACCGGGTATGGAGCCAGGGACTTTCTCAAAGCTCGATACGTAATATCCGTGGCGCTCTTTCGGGTTGGGGTTTATCTGCGCTTTGATTACTTTATCAGCAATCTGCCACACAACTACTGCGTAATCCAGCGTGGCGTCAGGTATCTGCTTCTTCGTCAGCCCGGCATCTAGCAGCTTTTGGCCCTGTACAGAGCCATGGTACTCAAGCCCTTCGATCATACCCGAACGGTTCAGGTGCATATCCTCGCGGGATTCAAGATCCGCGCGCTCGGACTCAAACTCGTCTGGATACTCCATGTACCCATCAGGATACAGCTCCAGTATTTCACGGATGGCCTCTTCATCGAAGCCTGGTACGCCTATAAGAGCGTTGAGATCAGCCCTTGTGTATCGAATTTTTTCAATGACTTCAGAGTCTTGTATGCAGGTAGCGCCGGGAGTCCAATAGATGTCAAACGGGCTCACCCGATACCAGCACATCTTTGGCCTACGCACCATTTCCGGCTGGCCGTCCTTGCTCCAGGTCAGCTGCTTCTCCATCTGGACCACGGGACCCTTAATGCATGCGAGGTAGAAGATGGGAAGGTCAGTAAGGAATTCTTGCATGGCCTGGTAGAAGCCCCCCTCCACCAGATAGTCGTCTAAGTAGTCAGTAGCCGCACGGGCGTCGGTATCAGCCCGCTTTCTGGTGGCTTTTTCAGCGGCCGTGGTCAATTCCCGCCGACGCTGCTCGATAACGTCCTGTTCGACCGGCTGCCCGGCTTGTTGGAGGTGTAAAGTCTCCATCATGATCAGTTCATCGATGTTCCCAGAGACTTCATCGGGTAGCGTTGGGTCTGGTGTAGGCGCCAACTCCCATGTGCGGTCACCATTCAGGAAAATATCCCGCAACATGGCGGTAGCGCCGCGACATTTTACGGCCGTGAGTTTGGAAAACACCTTGGAGCCACCAAATTGGCCTATTTCCGCCAACTTCTGTGGTGTATACACACCTTGGTAAGACCGTAAGGACGCCAGGAGGCGGTTGTTGAGGGTGTCTGTGTCGTCGTTCGTGTTGAAGGTGGTGTCACTGGCAGCGGTGGTCAGAATATCCACCCTGTGCCGCCTGAATAGCTCCCAGCGGGTGCGGACCTGTGCCGCTAAATCGGATAATTTACTGACTTCGATAGCCGGAGCGCTGGCCTCAAGCTCAAGTGCTTGTTTTTGTTGTAGTTGTTCCCCAGTAACTACTCTTAAAAGGCCATCTGCCATAGCTTTTTATCTCTGCAAGGTCTTATATACACACCATTATGTGCAAAAGGCCTATCCTGTCAAGGTATTATGTCCAGGCTGCTGAGGTGAACTTGGGAGCTACTTGGCGGGGGGTCATGCGGTTGAGCATTCTTGCCCTTATATTCTCAGCAGTACCGAGGCAGGCGTACTGTAGGGCGTCGTGAAGATCTGGATAAGGCCTATTCGACTTATCCGGAACGTCCTCCATCACTCCGTTCTTCTTGAGTTTAAACCGGTAGTGGCTCTTAAACCCTTGAATTAGCTTAGGACATCCCTCCGGGTCAATTAAAAGCGCCGGTTTTCCATCACGTTGCTGTACCAGCCACTTCTCTACCGCCCGCAGGCGAGGATCAATAAAATTGGTGCTGGCCGGGGTGGCGACAAATCCAAGCCTTTTAAGCATGGAGAATACTGATTCTTCACCGATTTGCGACCGATTGATCCCGGACGGGTCGCCGACAAGAAACGAAGGGTGCCGGGCGAAGCGGGCTGAGTGCATAGTAGGGAGTAGCTCCTCAAGACAGAACTTTTCAACCCCGCAGTTTTCTCTCTCCAATTCTTTAAGGACAAGGAGTCGGCCAATGTGATCTATCTGGCAGATTACTGCAGCGGGCCAGCGGGCAAAATCACAGCCGACCAATAGCGGCATGCCCAGTATGGGTTTCAGTTCACTCTGCGCAACGTGGTAGTTGGCTTTGAACGAGTTCTTATAGACAGGCTTACCGGCAAGGGATTCTCCCCATTTGGAATGGACATGAATGTCCACCCAGGCATCGCTCATGCCGTGCATCAGGTTTTCGTAATATCCTGATACCAGGTGGTGCGACCATGTTGCCTCGGGGTCCAAGCCCCCAGGCTGGTGGACGTAAGTCATGTTTGGTGGGGGGTCCAGTTCAAGGAACTCGTACCACGGCGAATCTACTGACGGAGGGTTAGAATCACCAAGGATGCCGTGCCAAGTACAACCGCCCATACCAACAGACGGGTATCGACCGACACGCCCCGCTGCCGCTGCGACAATGTCGAGCGGTAACTCCCTGAATTCGTTGAAGTACACCGCAGTAAGCTGCATAGATAAAAGTCTACGTTGGTCAGCAACATCTTCAAGAGGAATAAAATGCCAATCGCTGTGGATATCCCCCTGCCGGATCTGAATGACCGAGTCCGAGACTTTATATGTAATAATCGGCGCAAGCCAATACTCAATGTCCTTAAGAACGGTCGTTTTGATCTGCTGTAATGTTTGTCGAGAGATAGCAAAGCGTGTTCTCCTCAACCCGTCGTGGCCTTTCCTTTGCTGGGCTGCGATGGTCAGCAACTTCATAATGAGGTTGGTGGTCTTGGTGCTGCCCAACGGCCCAATTACGAATTGGTAGTATTCGTTCGACCTCCATAAAGGCCAAAGAGTGGCATCGGGTGTGAAGTCTATCTGCATGTAGTATTAATACATGTAGATTAAAAAATACGCAAATTTACTTGATGGTCCCAAGGGAGGTGGCCGTCCTTGGCCCTTTGCTGTTCTACAGCTCTCCTAACTACCGAAAAACCGTACCACATATCCTACGATAATACCTCATTTAAGTTATTCTTTCTTGAGCTTTGTACCTCTGAGCAAGTGCGTGCCCCAGAAGAAAGCACCGATGCCGAGCACCAGTGTAATGAGCGCTGTGCTCAATGCAATAGTTAGGATAAACCCAGACCAGTCAGGCTTCCACAACCATGCAAATATAGACACCCACAGCATGGCCAACCAGTTCCTGATAACCAGGATGGCTAAATGCCGGCGCGTCTTACTACGCTCAGTGTTTTCAGACATAGTGCCCTGCATGAACTGAGCATAGAAAGGTGCTACTTCCAACACATACTTTGCCTGTTCTTCTTCTGTGAACTTGCGGTTGTCAATAAACTCAGCCACTTCTTTGACAGCAGCGAGCCCTGTGTCACTGCCACCGAAACCGACAACAGCCTTGAACCCTTTTTTGATTGCAGCCCACATCATAGTTTTTTGCCCCTTGTTAGAATAAGAACCTCAGTCCGGCTATTACTACTACATCATCAGTCTGAAAGTCGTTCCCTTGAATAGACTCACCCATATCATACCAATCCGCTTTAGCATACCCAGTCAGCTGTTTCCTGAATTTGAATAAACCACCCGCGCCGACGTGGTATGTCACAGTGTCGTCTGAAAAGTGCGTGTCGTTGTACCACTGGATGGACCGCGACTCTTTGTCAATGATCTCGTTTTTTATCTCACCGTCAGTCATCTTCTTGTCCGCGCCAAAGCGAAGGTTAAGCCAGATGAAATCGTTGACCTTGATCTTTGGGTTGACGGTAATAGAGAAAATATCATTTTGTATGGTCGGCGTTGCCGTGGTGGCTTTAGGCAGCTTCGCACTCACGGCTTCCGGCCCTACGGGCCTATCATAGTCATAGCAAAAGTCATCGCCACACTCAGGCTCTGCGACATCTGTACCCCCTTCGTCAGTGGGGGGTGGTTCTGGCTCCGGTTCTGGCTCCGGCTCCGGCTCCGGCACTGATATGGGTAGTGGGATTGGAATGTCAAGAACAACTACGGGTAGCGTAATGACTGGCTCCAAAACACTGGGGATGTTTATCTCCACCGGCTTCGGATCTTCCGCAACGTAAGTGATGGGGACCGGCTTCGCATTCGACGTTAGCAAGATTGGTCTGCCTTTGACCGTACCCCCCGTGGTGTAGCCAAGCTCTATGTCAATACCAAACACACCGTTGTTGTACGCCTCAACACCGAAGCCCACCTCCGCCACCTCGTGACCAAGCCCCCTGTCAATACTGCCTGAGCTACCCAGCCCGGTATAGAAATACAATGGCATGGCGCTCGCACTGAAACAAACGGCCATGAGTACTATAAACTTTTTCATTCTGCCACCTCTTAGCTGTTATCACCAGCCATCCAGTGGCGCCCTTTACATTCATTTGTTCCTATTTAGTTAACCCAACGTCCCTATTGTCTGTTGTACCATCAAACACACCTTCACAAATTATTTCACATTCACCCTTGCACTCACCAATGCAGGTAAACCGCCGCTCCATATCGGTTCCGTGCCGGCTGACTATGCATCCATACAGTAGTAGACACAGTGCGGCGATGGTGATGCTCACCTACGCGCCTTTTTCTTTCGTGCTGCCATGGTATTTACCTCTTTGGTTGTGGTTAGCCAGCTTAAGGTAAAAGCTGGTTTGGTGGAGTATCGTTGCGGTTGTATGAAATCTGCGCATAAGGCGCCGGGGGGCCTCCAAATAAATAGTTAATCAACTCCAGATTGAGAGAATCAGCAACTATTGTTGAGTCCACGGCGTCAAAACTTTGCCCTGGAAAACCCGTATCCCCGGTAGGGTATGTAAGGCACGAATTTATCAAATCCGCATTCATGGCCCCTTGCTCTACACCAAACCCTTTCATTGGGACTAAAGTTTCATCAGAGCCGCCAAACAGAAAAAGGAGTGCTTCACCGGGGTTACCTATTAGCCCATCAGCTCTTGCAGGACGGACTGCCAGGTACACCCTGTCACTGGGGAATGTAGGGGACCCTAAACTTTGAACAAGGTCAGTTATCTGTTGCCCAGTTGTGGCATTTACCAATGACTGTGACTCATGAATTTTGTTGCCGTTATATGCATCATACAACGTAAAATAGACTGTTGCTGCAGTACCCGTTGCTCGCCCAAATGTAGGTAAAATAAACCGTCTTACCCTTCGGCCCACACTGCCAACAGGTAAGATAAAAGGGATTAATAGTACCCCACCCGTGTCAGCTTCACTGAAGGAGTTTGTAGTGTTATATGGTGCACCGTCCCCACTTCCTTCTTCAATAGCGTTGGCTGTCAGCCGCTGGAAAGCAGCAGGGTCCACTGTATATTCATTAGAAGCAGCTGAGAACCCCTGAACCCAACTCTGCGAGAATGAACCAACAAGCTTTTTAACTGATGCCCCAACATCTGTATATATGCCACCAAACTCGGCAGACAGACCCATTACGTCATCACCCAAAGGCTGGTAGTCTTCATTAAGCTTTTCACTAAATTTTGACATGTTACTAGACTCCATAATATTAGGCGGTATGTTGCCATCGCCAAGTAGGCTCGATATTTCCCAAACTTTACCGTCTTGTTGGTCCCACAATTGGTAGTTAACTTCAGGGGGAACTGCATTTGGTTTTACATGGATGCGTAAAGCTGATGGTCTACTCGGTCTAACCCCCGATTCAACAACATAATCTGGTATGTATATATATTCAGTGCCATCAAGCACACGCCGCACATTCCGAACGCTATCGTGTAGGTAATGCGCCTTTTGCCCATTCACAGTACCCGCATATATCTGCAATAACTCTTCTTGTATAGCACCTGCGTACTCTTGTTTGTAATGGTACCTGACTCCATGGTAGTGCCTGTCAGCAGTTAGCCAATACGCCTGCGCACTGTTATCCTCACACAGTTTTAAAAGCCCTGCTGGAGTGACAGAACCATCAGATGTCATAAACCTTTCCCATTCCTGCTTGTCGTTGCCATAGCCATCAATGGGTTGTTGATGCCCCATAGCCGTTGAGAAACCAAACAGCGGGTTTGTAAAATCGTCAAAGTTAACGGTAGCGACACGATCTTGTCTGTTAAACTGGTAGTGTGTATCGCAGGGAGCAGAAACAATCTTGAAAGGTGTTGCTCCTGACAAATCAATATCAGCTAGCAGCGAGTCTATTTGTGCGTCACCAATGTAAGGAAACCCTGTAGGCATCTGCGAGAGATCCGCTTCTCCGCTATTGTAACTTGCATTGAATGAATTTAAAAAACCAACAGGGTCTCCATTGTTTGACTCACGGTCAAAATTTATAATTTCAACTGGGCCAAATTTATGTGTATAGCAATAGCCATTTGCACCACCAGCCAATGGGTCAGGTGCGCCAATTGCAATACTTGTTAGGAATGAATTAAAGGCAGCCGCTTTCATAGCATCCGTGTCTCTGACCCCCTCAGCTTGAGAGCCCCTAAATTCATGGTCTCCGATACCAGGATAGAACCCAATATTATGGTAGCACCATTGTCTGTCTGGATGGATAAACCGTCTTTGCCTTAATCCTTTACTCGCTAACTTGTTTACCAGATTCCACCCATTCCATGTGAAATCTGTATACAAACCAAAATACCCCATATCAGCAACACAATAGGAATACTCTGTCGGTGTTGCCGCATCTTTCGGTTCATAGTGGCAAAAAAACCCAGTCCCTGAAGCCCCAACGTCATCTGTCCAACCACCGTCACGATAGCCAATATCATCAGGCATAGTCATGGCTACGACTGGGGGTGTACCTGGATCTTCAGCGTCAGCACGTATTAATGGGAACATGCCATAGTCTTGTGGTGCATAGTTTGGTGCAAGCCCTGGGGCGAAGTCGGTATCATTCTGCGGCGTCACGGGGCCATCACAGCCAATAAACCACATCACAAAATCACCTGCTGGGTCAGTATGCAGTGTGCCGTCTAATGTCTCGCCGTCTTGCTCAACTATGAACGTATAAATAGTGTCAGCAATTAGCCCTACAAAATCAGCACGTCCCGTCCACTGTGGTATAGGTAACGTGTCTGCTGAGTCTAATACCCCGCCTGCACCGTCTTGCCCCCTCGCAGTCATCGTTACAACTTGAGGGGCAATGCCTTGGATCGTGATAGTAGCATCAGAAGAGGATCGACTTATAACACCAACCCTTCCGGTTACATCAGTCGCGCTATGTGTGTGAGTGAAGTGCGTCATAAACTAGATTCTAAGTTCCAGCTGTCGGTCCCGTTCTCCATATCCCAAACCAACGGGGTAGCCTCCATGTCCCAAAATTCTATAGTAGGTGCGGCTCCTGCTTGTGCTGTGAGCGTTCTACTAGGGGCAAGATCAATGCCATCACTTATTAAACCAGGGGGTTCACTATATACCCATTGTATATTAACGTCTGTTGGCTGGACGTTGTTAAGGGTATATGTCAGTGTGGCCCCACTCAAAACAGGAGCTATTGCTGCGTTCAGACCGTCTAGCCCATCAATAAGAATTTGCACGCCGGCGATGGGTGTGAAGTTTTGTGGTACGTCACTAAAACTGACCACCACCTTGTCCTGCGTAACCCCCATACTGGCAAAGAGAGCGCGGAACCCCAGCGGGATGTCCCCGCCGACGACTGGCCCTATGACACTGCCGATAACCGGCTGGATTACTTGGTCGATAACCCCGGACATGGTTACTGGGAACTCGCGCCGGCGTATCCAACCCTCAATGTGCCAGCGACACCGGAGACATTAACACCCAATCGGGTGCCCTTGCCGTGGCGCACGAAAATGTCAGTGCCGGCCATCAGACCGTCGTTGTAAGTTTGGAATGGTGCGGACTCCGACACGCTGGTAAAAAAGCCTACCGTTACCGTGCCCGTACCGCCGGCGGCGTCGATGACAACAGTGCCGGACTCGTCATCAGTCAATTCACTACTGTTGAAAACGTTCAGCCCTTCGCCGCGTACCTTGGCCGGTAAAATAGCGAAGTTGCCATTTGTGGTTATTTCTGTCCAAAACATAGCCTATTCCTCCCAGGCATAAAAACAGGGCCGTGAAGCCCCTTTAGATATTTCGTGGACGTTTGCTGCGCTCTCTTACGACGTCATAAATATTACCGCGCTTGGTGGCCTTCTTGGGCTTGGCCGCCGGAGCCGCCTTGGCTATGGGCCGCTTCGCCTTATAGGGCTTGGCTGCCGCTGCCGATTTCTTGTTCGCTGCCCTGGCTGCTGCGTCCTTCTTCTTGCGTGCTGCCAGCTTGCGCTTGTCTGCTGCTGATACGTACCCTGCCATGACCATCCCTCCCGGTTTTTGAAGCAGTTATGTGTATCTGCAATCATCATACAGCCTTACCAGTATGTCAACTGTTTTCCTCGACGTTTGATTCCCCCTCTATGGTCACGGTCTGACCAGTATCCCCGATCGTAATATTCAGCTTGAACCCCTCACCAGCCGGCCCCACTGCACTGTTGCCAGGTGTGGCCTTCATATCCGCAATCTCTACCAGCTTGGCGAACCCGTCCAACCGAGCCGCCGGCGCCAGCTCTTTATTGTGGATGATGGAATAGACCGGTAGTATGCTGTCTTCCAGAAGTAGCCCCGCTTTTTTCCGTATCCGCTCCTTGATGTTGTCCGTGCCACTCCATATCGATTTGGCTTCCCGGTAGACCTCTTGGAAGTGTTCGTCAGTAATGATGCGGGTAAACTGGTTCTTATTCAGCCCAAACCGCTCCATGATTTCTGGCACGGAGTAGAGTTTTGCCGCCAACTCGGCTGCCAACGTGTAGGTCACTTTCTCATGAGGGACGCTGCTTGGCTCTACCGGTACGGACTCAGGGAGATTTACGATCGGCATCTTATTCCTCCGGTGTCTTCAGGTCCTCGAAGTGGACCAGGTCGTTAAATGATTGATCTGCAAGGTCATTGTCCCTATCCCAGTCCCCACCCCAGCGGATCTTGATCCCCTCAGCTGCCGCTACCCCGAGCACGAAGCCCCCGTAGTGATAGAACTGGTTCAAGTCCTTGATGTAGGCGTTGCGCTGCTTGGCGTCGGTCCAGTCGGTCGGCGTCTGCGGCCACGGTATCCTGCCATTAATGTAAGGGGCGCTGTCCACGGCCTGCGAGGGGACCTCGTTGTGCTTACCCCTCTTTACCTTGCTCCTGCCCGAGTTAAACAGCGCATGCTGCTCGGAGAGCGGTCTCCAGCCCTGAATAATGGTATTGTCGTAGAAGGTCACCACCCGATCGAACAGGCGCTGTAGCGATCCTGTAGCCGTCTTGAGGTGACGATCACTGTTTTTTGAGTAGCTTGGCATTATGCTTTTCTCCTACGAGCCCGCTCACTGCTGTTCAAGGCAACTTTCTGGAGATACTCCAGCAGCGCTGCTCTCATGATCTCACTGTAGCTAACGCCTCGGCTCCTGGCCAGTTTTTTAGTCGCCTCAAGTAAGTGGTTCGGCAGGTATGAATTAACCCGGGTCGTTTCTGTTTTTGGTCTTGGCATGATTACTCTCGTATTTGCGTGCGGTATGGCACTTTTTTAATTCCTTGGTCTGGATTGGGCCTAGTCGTATAAGCCTTGCCAGTCTTTCGTGCGAGGCCTGCGCTCATTCGGTGTATATGCTCGACGTGCATTTTGTGACCTTTTTACCTGATATTGGTATACAATATACATCATTTATGGTGGCTGTCAAGGAATTTCCTAATCGATTCCCGAACATAATAGCTATATTTTTCACCACGTTTGGCAGAGAGAGCCTTGAGCTCGTCGAGCAGGGTCCGTGGCACAAAGACCGTCATGCGGACCATGTCATTATTGTGCTTTGGCATTTGTATTCTCCAGATGTCTGATTATTCCCTCGGCCCATTTTACTTTTTTAGGGTCGTTTGAAATTAGATTCCCCTCAGCTACCAACCGCATATTTTTTCGCCATTCGCATCCATTTAGAGAGTCTTTCTGCTGGTGCTCTGAAAGTCTTTGTGAGAATGCGGTCTCTGTCTTTCCGATATATCGTCTCCTCGTGACCTTGTCTTCAAGCATGTACACGCCGACTGCGATACCTAGTGACCTGGGGTAGATGTGCTCTATGTCCATTTCGTGACCTCGTGTATGGCTAATGTTCATACATTCTATACCTCGGGACCATATGTGTCAATGCATTGATACCCCCCTACACCCCCCCCCCCCCTCCCCCCCCTCCCCCCCCCCCCCCACCCCCCCTTTCCCCTCTTAGCTATCCGCCCCCGCCCCCTTCCCCGTTT